TAATCAGGATAAAAAGTTTCAAGCTATGTTGCTTAAAGCATACAAGGTGTTTTGGAAAGCCGTCCAAAACAAAAAACCTATTGATACAAACTGGAAGGAATTTCATGGACTATTATCAGAATAATGTTGGTTATAAAAAACGTAGAACCTCTTATGAAGCTGGTGTTAGTATGAAAACTAAAAGACTAACTGTAAGAGAAAAATGCTTACAAGTATTACGCAATAAAGGTTCTTATGGTGCTACGCCTGATGAAGTAGCACAGTTATTAAACATACCTATAACGACTGTTAGACCACGCTTTAGTGAGCTGGTTAACATGCAATTAATTATAGATTTAAAACAAACAAGAAAAAACGAGAGCGGTAAAAACGCAATCGTATGGGGGATAAAATGAAATACGGCAAATCTTCTAGATGGTTTTATCAGGTAGATCAAAGTTTTAATAATGCAGAATTGTATTTATTTTATACTCTTGAACCACCATGCCTTTTTTTACAAAAAATATTTTTAAAGAAAGGATCAACTTATGCAAAAGAAATTTTTAGTGGAGCTATACATAGGTGATTATAGTTCCCCAATCGTAGAGGATGCAGAATTAATGGATTATTTTACTATTAATGCTGACAATGAGAGAGGTGTCATCAAGTACCTACTCAAACATAATATTAAGATCAAGGAGATACCTGATGATAGCAAAGCTACTTAATATGATTTTTAAAACACAATTTTATGAAATTGAAAATAATAACAAATGGATATTATTTCACATGAAACAAACAACAAAGGAGGACACAAATGGTAGATACAACTTCCAAAAACGAAAATAATATGACGTTATGGAAACAAGTAGCTCATACTAATCCAAAATATACCAAACCATTTCCGTCATTTGGTAAAACATTAACGACTATTGATCCAATGTATCAAATCATGACAATGACAGGTACGTTTGGACCAGTTGGTCGTGGCTGGAATTACACAGTAAATTATACTTATACGGATAAATGTGTATTTGCAGAAGTATCAGTTGCAACACAAAAACGAGAAGATAGCTTTTGGGATTACTATGGCCCAATATCTTCTGTTCAACCACTCTTTAAAAAGAATGGTTCACTAGATACTGAAGCTCCCAAGAAAGCTATGACTGACGCTTTAACAAAAGCATTTAGTCATCTTGGTGTAAGTGCAGATGTATTCTTAGGTCTATTTGACAATAATAAGTATGTCGCTGACATGAAAGAAAAGTTCAAAGATCAACAGTCTAGTACTGCAAATTTAAACTTAGTAAATTTTAACTCGAAAGGAAAATAATATGTTAAATCAAGTAACTCTCGTTGGTAGATTAGGTGCTGATCCTGAAGTAAAAGAAACTACTTCTGGTACACACTTTTGTAATCTATCTCTCGCTACAAATGAGCGATACAAACAAGGTGAGGAATACAAGGAAAAAACTCAATGGCATAAAGTTGTTGTGTTTAATCCTAACCTAGCACAGTCTATCGGTAAGTATTTCAAAAAAGGTGATACAATAACTATTCAAGGTCAAATTGAATATCGTAGTTATGACAATGGTGATGGTACAAAATATGTAACCGAAATTGTTGTACCTCGTTTCAATGGTTCAGTTAAGCTAATACCTCAAGGTACTGGCAAAGGTGCTGCCAAACCAAATAGCAAACCAACAACAGACAGTAATGGTCAAGACGAACCTTATGTACCATTTTAAACACTGCCCTCCTCCTATTAATAGTCGTAGGTAGTGTTAATGGGTGAACGAGAATGCTCCTTTCCGCTGTTGACTCTAGTAGCCCAAATGAATTTAGCCATTAGGGATATTTTAGAACGGATAATGGTGGGTTCGTGAAAGATATAATGCGTAAGTGGTTCCCGAGATGGCTTTCACTGACTTTCCATTTAATTATATCATCCACCATACTAACTGGAGAAAGTTATGAATAATAAAATAATAGTTGAATGTCAAAATTGTGGCTGTGAAACAGAAATACCACACATAGAACACGAAGAATATTGCAATCAATGTTTTATAGATATGGGTTATTACTTAGGTTATGAATAAAGAATTAGAAGAAATAGTAATCTTAGAAGTAACTCATCAAGTTGGTATTAATAAAGAACTTCTAATGTCACATAGACGAGATATTCTATGTGTCGTTTGTAGGCAGTATCTTACATACTTCCTTAATTACTATTTAGGATACGATACATTACAAATAGCAGATGCTATTGGAAAAGATCGTTCCACTATTCACTTTAATATTTATGCTTTTGAAAAAAGTATGAGGAAAAACACCAATTATCTCAATGAGTTTATTCGTATTGATAAAGGTGTGAGTAGAATAGTTCGTAATTATATGGATTATCTAGGATATGATAGACGACCTTTTCGAAGTACACACAACATCCTCGCTGGAACAGATTTTTCACGAGTGGATAGAATACTTAATCGTCATAGGTCAGATCAAGAGAGAGAACATCAATTACAAGATGTTAAATCAAGCAATAGTTGAATTGGAGAAAGAACAATATGTTAAAAGTGGACGAAAATTACATTAAAGAATCAATTATGGAAAACGAAGGATACCGTGATACCGTGTATCTATGTACCGAAGGTCATAGGACTATCGGTTGGGGGCATAAGTGTACTGAAGATCATTGGGAAGATAAAGTTGCTTATCCTAAAGGATATTTACGAGATGTTTTTGATGTTGATTTTAATAAAGCTAAAAAACAAATGAAAGAATTTTTAGCACAAGAAGATTTAGCTATCAAAAAAGGTGCTGAATACATATTAGTGGAAATGATATTTCAAATGGGGAAAAATGGTGTATCAAAATTTCGCAATATGATCAAAGCACTACGAGGACAAAACTATGGATTAGCATCCGTAGAGATGTTGGACTCACTTTGGTATAAACAGACACCTAATCGGGCAAAAAAATTAAGTGATTTAATGGCCTCTCTTGAAGGTTAAGTTTTTAGTATTTCTTAATATATTAATAACCCAACCTGATAATTCATTTATTGTTTCATCAGCTAGTTCAAGATGCACTACCCTCTTATCGTCATCTGACACAACTTGAGTTATGTAATTGTCATCTACTAATCTTTTGATAACAATATCACCTTGTCTATCTGAACAAGTTAATAATTTTTTTATATCTGAAACATTTAATAAACCTACCTTAATAGATAGTAAAAATAGAACTGCTAGATGATGGTTATTATCTAATCGTAATAATCTTCTAATCGCTTTTGTTTCTTTTTCACCATAATATGCGTTGTCAAGTACGTCCTTCATATATGTTTTAATAGAATTATTCATATATCCACTAAACCTAGCACATAAGTAGTGTGAATATAGTGTAAATATTACATATGATTCATAACAGTGTTTTAAGAATCACCAGATTCCTTAATTATTTCTAGGTCCAATCATACAGGGCATACCTAAAAAACGCTCTCACGCTCAAATATGGGATGATTTTTAGAGATTAATTTCTATTTTCTACCGAAAAAGCGACTTGCACCCTTAATTCCGAAACTTGCCGATACAATTACACCTAAAGTGTATTTATACCAATCAGGTGTCTTTGAAAGAGCGGCAAAACCATCTTCGACATAACCAACTGTCCAAGGAAGGAAACAAAGAAGAAGGGGGATGCTGAACAAAATGGTTAAGTACTCATCTTTCCAGCTCCCCTTTGTATTTTTGATTGCTTCTATATCCCAATCGACTTCTCCTTTAATCTGTTTTTCCATCAAAGAAGTTTTAGCTTTTATTTCAGTAACCTTCTGTTCCGCTTTTGCTTTCTTAGTATCTACAAAACCTTTTACAGATGTACTTACAATATCAACTACTGGGCCAAGCAATAAATTTAGCATTAAAAGATTGCACCCAAAATTATAAGAGCTAGTATTCCAGCTAGTCCTACAAATAAAATCTTTCCTCTTTTAGAAAGTCCTTTCCAAAAGTAATTAATTTTTTCCATACTCTCTCTCCAATCTATCCATAGAAACAAAATTCTTTTCTTGGATATGGTTATCCCAGATGGACAATTCGACAATTCCGTATGACCATCCAGTCATATTGAGCTTTGCATACCTCTCAACATGGTTCATTGGCAACGCACAACCAACATTAACGATCCGAACAAACTGTTTATCGCCAATTTTGGGAGCTTTCCAATCTCTATCTTTATGTGTATGCCCAAACACTAAATCATGTAAACAATCATTAGCTATAGATATTTCAGCATTACGTCCTCCATACTCTTTACCCATTATATTCTTGGGTACATGCGTAAACCCTACTCCCGATACAAAAAATATACTTCCGTATTCAGACACGGTCCAATTACTGCTGTGGAAGGATTGATAGAGTTGATCTTTCATCATGCCTTCGATCTCAGGTATCTTTTCTTCGAACTTATGTACTCGTTGTTCATGGTTACCTAGTGTAATATGTTTAGGTACTTGAACATTACCCATACCTTTATTGATTAATGCTAACGCAGTACGCATTGATAATATATCAACCATAAACGCATCTTTTAGTTTACCTTGTTGCGTATCATTTGCTTGAAAGTAAGATAACGAATCAAAACTACTAAAGTCACCTATGTGTACTACATAGTCTGGTTTAATTTTTTTTATGTGTTTACCTATCCATAAAAAACGATCTTTAGGAATGTTAGGGCTGTCATGTGTATCACCTATGACAAGTACCTTGTGTCCTTTAAATGAATTTATTTTAGAATTGTTATTACTTTTATTGTTGTCCATATTAGAGTTACAAAACCACCAAGCCAAAGAACAGTTTTAATTGCTCCTTTTCCAGTAGCTAAGTCTTGTTTTAATTCGACTATTTCTTCTCTATTTTCTTTTATCTCTACCTTAATCTCGTTAAGAGTATTTTGTAGATTTTTAACTTGTGCTTCCCATTCAGACATTTGATTTCATAAATTTAGTTATTGGGAAAGATTCAAATTCAAGGCAGTGTGCATCTACCTTAACTCCATCTTGATAGTCTTGAGATTTACTAATGTAATAATTTAAAAAATCTGCTTGTGCTTGTACACAATAATCTTCTTTAGCATATATTGATGCTTCATATTTGACACTTGGCATATGAGGTGTATGCAGAAATAACACTAGAAGCCACACTTTCATTAGTATTTATCTTCTAATATTTTTTTAATCTTTAAGTTGCCTTCGCTATCTGGTTCAAGTTCAGCTAATACTTGACCACATTGATATTGAATAACATTTTCTCTATTATCACTAAGATTTCTTTCAGCCTCACGCTTAGTTTTAAGGCAGTGTGATAATCCATCAGTTAACATATGACCATCTAATGAACCATTAACAAACATACATAATGCAAATACTGTTTCAACCACCATTTTTTCTTACCTTGTCTTTTAAATCTTCAACGTCACTAGCTAATTTTTCTACCTGATTTTTAAGAAAGTCGATATTCACTTTATTGTGCATTCCACCTTCTAATTGTTTTGTATGATTTTCTACTTGTTCAGCTATATGTTCTATTAACATAAATTGTTCGCTATCTGCTGGTAATGAACCCATTTCACCACGAGGCCATTTAATTCTAAATTCAGTATTTTTTTCAAGATCAGCTTCCGATAAGGTAGCTCTAGTTTCTAAACTATTAAGTCTTTCTATTATTCCGA